CTCAAACTGACCAATGACCCTAAGGTCATTAACCACATAAAGGTGGTCTGAAATCTCCTCAATCAAGAGATTTAACATGCTCAAAGTCATGTAACTCATGGGTTCTCCCATGAATGACCCACATCTGTGGGTAAGATCAATACGATCTGATCCGGGATAATCCGGATCACACCTGACCAACAGGTGTTTAAAATCTAACAATGTTAGATTACGACTTGTAACTATCAAGTCGAAAAACACCAAAAATGGGTGTCTGGGATTCATTTTCCCAGTAAAGGACTCCCAGAGGGTCCTAATAACATTCAAAGGAATGTAATCGGTAGAAGACCGATAATCGGTGGATTGACACCACCGTGCTCCGCCATCAAGGCGGCCCTGAAGATACTTCAGGAACGACCACATCTTGTTGGTCGATCGGAGCCCAATACGGGCTCGGCCATCCCGAGCGATGACCGGTTCAATCATGAACCTCATTACACGTGTAATGATAACGAACCATGTTTCGTTATTACCAAGAGGCCTTGTCTTGGCGCCTGGCTCAGCTAGGCAGGTCAGAGCTGACCTAGGTAACTCGGTTACCTTATACCGCAAATTGCGGTATCCAATCCAAAGTGGTATTTGGATATCCCGCCAACCATGTCGGCGGAGATGCAACATTGCATCTGGTTCGGACACTTCTTGGTCCGAATATTGGACATAATGTCCATGCCGGTAAGCTATACCGGTAGCTATCAAAAGGATAGCTAATCCTGTTTCATTTGGCAGGATCTCATCCTTATCGAAGGATGAAATGACATTTCGAGCTAATGCCATACGACGGTTCATTGCAGAACCGCGGTACAAAAGTTGTACCGTAGGAATAACTCTCGCAGAGTTATAACCACTAGTTCCAGTGGGATCAATGGGAAAAACATAATTCCCATAACAATCAGTTAGATTGTTGAGCAGACCAGACGTGGCTGCTGAAAAGAGGTTGACCTCTTTCTTGACTGGACGCAATTTACCGACAGTCATCACGACCCCATGGGAGTCGCAAGGAGCCATCAGGTATGGCATCCAAACATTGCGGACGTATGCCGCATTTCCTCCATCTTTGGAGGATACCTCAAAACACCCTGAGGTAGATAGTGAGAAATGACTCACTACTGGACATGAAGAAATGCCCATCTTTTCTGCCATTTGGGCAGAAACAATGCGAATTGCATTAAGGTATTCTTGTGATACCTTCCTCTCAGTGGAGAGGATTTTGATCTGATCGATCAGATCATTTTCGCACATTCTGCGCGATGGGGGCGGTAAAGCCCTACCAAATGTTCTTATTTGGCAGAGGGCCACAAGGTCCTCTTGTTCGAGCGTTCGAACAGATAAATCTCGGAAATGTCCGAGATGACCCCCAAACCATGGGTAGGTCAAGACCCCCCGACGGGGGTTCCAACCCTTCCAGAAAGGGATCCCAGGCGGAACCTGGTTGTTCTTATAATCAGAACATAACATATATTGCATATGTCCAGCCACCAACTTGAGGGCTTTTAAACCTTTGTCAAGGTTTTTAAGGTAATATCTATTACCAATCTTCTGACGTCTACAGAAGAAACAAACGAACCAACGTTTGTATTTCTTGACCATGTTGATCAAGCCAAAGTCAACTAACTTTGGATTAAACTGTGGATGTAATAACACAGTATGCATGTTGGCAATCCAACATTCTTCAATGGTTCTCCATTGATGGTTAGTCAGACTAACCAATGACCTAAAAACTCTTTTAGGTAAGATGTTACCGAACATCTGATAAAGCCGGGACGCCCGGCTTACCCGATACTTCGGGTCCACCAAACGGCCGCCACGTACATGGTACGTTGCAAGCCGCAGGCAGAGCCCAAAGATTGGGTTCTCATCCATCGCGGCGATGGAAAGCTCAGTAACTACTGAACTCCTGGAGACGACTCCAGGTACCGTGGCCTGGGCCACGGGGCCTACGACGACCGTAGTCGCCGGACTCATCACGTGATGAG